AAAATCCAACTACTTTAGGAGTAAGACAAATGAACACCTTACAACTCATCAAGAAGCAGATCAACAAAGCATCTGCTGTTCACGACGCACAAATCACTCACACCGCATATCGTGGTGTGAAGTGTGAAGTACACCAACCAGTAGGAGAGTCTCACGGCACTTTCTGCTATCGTGGTCGCACTTATGTGAAGTGATATGGGAGCACTACAAGTCGCTGGGATCGTATCCCTTGGTTCTGTAGCATTCCTATCATTGATCTACGGTGAGATTAAAGTTCTCACCAAATAATTAAGAGAGAGGTTTCACGACCTCTCTTTTTTTGTAGTTTTATGTTTTTTTAACAAATGTTAGTGAATTAACACAAACTAGTCTACATAATATAGAATTAAGGAATCGCTTATGCTCTGAAATTCTAAACTTTATTATGATTTAAAAGATAAAACTAAAAAGTGGAGGTGAGGATGCACAATCTCATTTCTCGCAATCAATTAGCAGAATGGAAGACGATTGATAGGTGTAATGAAGAATTAGATCTAGTAAACGACTATTTTGACTGTTTGATTGAATGCGACGACGACCAAGGAACATGTAAGCGAATCTGCAGAATTCTACTAGACACAGGGGCTTGATCGCCCCCTTTTTTTATGCTAAAATAAGCGCAGTGAACAAAGTTTTATGGACAGAGACAAACTAAAACTGATCGTCCGTAATCTAGAACTTCTAGTTGATAGTCTGAAAACCGAAGTGTATTCTGACAAACAGAGTTATCTAAATTATGATGAGGTAGCACCAGCACTTCGTGACTACGACGAACTCTATGATGACGATGATGGGTATCCAGACTAATGGTTAGTAGAAGCAAAGAACTAGTAAAAATGCTTGAACGACTGATCAAGCAAGACCACCTCTATGATAGTGAAAAGATCATAGAGATGAAAAAGCAACTGCGAGTTTTAAAAGAGCAACTCGCTGAAATTGAAAAGATTGAGAAAAAAGGATTCGGAACTAAATGACTGTAAAACTTGTTACTGTAACTCCAGATGCGGAGAAAACGATTGGTTATGTTGCACGAGTAAGCAATCCAAATAATCAAGAGAACCCAAAGGTTTCTGGTCTCTTGAAGTATTGCATCAAGCATCAACACTGGAGCATCTTTGAGCAAGCGTTTATGACGCTGGAACTCAATACTACCCGTGCTATCGCGGCTCAAGTGCTGAGGCACCGTTCGTTCACATTTCAAGAGTTTTCACAACGGTATGCAGATTCCAGTGCATTGGTAGAAGGACAAATTCCTCTTCCTGAACTCCGTCGTCAGGACACTACCAATCGTCAGAAATCTATTGATGATCTAGATCCATTTGTTCGTCAGAAGTATGAAATCTGGATGCAGCACAACTTCACGGAGACTCTTAAAGTCTATCAAGAGATGCTCAATGATGGCGTGGCAAAGGAGTGTGCAAGAATGATTCTCCCTATGGCGTGTCCCACCAGAATCTACATGAGTGGTTCTGTTCGTTCGTGGATGCATTACATTGATCTGCGTACTGGACACGGAACTCAAAAGGAGCATATGGAGTTGGCAGAAGATTGTAAGAAGATCTTTGTTGAACAATTCCCAGTCATTTCAGAAGCACTGGAGTGGGTCTAAATACAACACATTGAGATTTATTATGGCGACGTATCCAGTAAAGAATATAAACACAGGCGAAATGAAGGACGTTGTGATGAGCGTCCACGCCTGGGATCAGTGGAAAGAAGACAATCCAGAATGGGAAAGATACTATACTCCAGAAAATGCACCTGGAGTTGGTGAAGTTGGTGAGTGGAAAGATAAACTCATTAATAGAAACCCTGGTTGGAACGATGTTCTGGCGAAAGCACAAAAAGCACCTGGTTCGAGAGTAAAGAAGATTTAGTATGGCAAGAAGAAAAAGAGCAGCAGCAGACGATCAACCGATTGGAGTTGGTCTGACTGCGAAGCAGATGAAAAGGAAGAAACCATTAGGTTCTAGTTACCTGATGAATGTCGATCCTCTTACAGATAATCAGAAACGTCTGTTTGATTCCTATCAAGAGGGTAAGCAGATTGTTGCTTATGGTTGTGCGGGTACAGGAAAGACCTTTATCACCCTCTACAACGCCCTCAAAGACGTTCTGAATGAAACTACACCCTACGAGCACATCTACCTTGTACGATCGCTTGTAGCGACTAGAGAGATTGGTTTCTTACCTGGTGACCACGAAGACAAGGCAGACATCTACCAGATTCCTTATAAGAATATGGTGAAGTATATGTTCCAGATGCCTAGTGATGCAGATTTTGAGATGCTCTATGGCAATCTCAAGTCTCAAGAGTCTATTAAGTTTTGGTCCACTTCATTCCTTCGTGGTACTACTCTTGATAATTCTATTGTCATTGTTGATGAGTTTCAGAACCTCAACTTCCACGAACTTGACAGTATCATCACTCGTGTAGGTGAGAATACAAGGATCTGTTTCTGCGGTGATGCTACACAAACTGATTTGCAGAAAACTAATGAGAAGAATGGAATCCACGATTTTATGAGGATTCTTCGTTCTATGAATTCATTTGATATTATTGAATTTGGTCTGGATGATATTGTGCGTTCAGGTCTTTGTAAGGAATATCTTGTTGCTAAAATGGAAGCAGGGTTTTGATGCAAATATTTGATGATTATGATTTAGGAAAGAAGTTATCACACACATACTCAAAGTCTAATCCCTTTCCAAGTATTGTGATTGATAACTTTCTCAATCCAGACTGTGCTCTGCAGTGCTTCTCTGAATTGAAGAAGCACGAAGATTGGGGATGTGAAGCATCAACAAATGAGTATATGTCTGCTCATCAGGTCAATAAGTTTTTTACACCATACAATCCTAATAGCGTAGATAATTTGTTTTTGCAGTCACCGACTGTTTATAGTGTTCTACAACATCTAAACACTCCTAAATTCACAAAGTTTTTGAGTGATCTGACTGGTATCAAGGATCTTTTACCTGATCCTGATTTTTTTGGTGCAGGGTGCCATAAAATTAAAACTGGTGGTAAGTTATCATTGCACGTTGATTACAACCTCCACGGTGCAACTGGTAACTTTAGAGTTTTGAATCTTCTTTTATATCTCAATCCACAATGGTTAGATCGCTGGGGTGGACATCTTGAGTTGTGGAACCACGAAGATAAGAAGTTAGAACAAAAGATTGCTCCTCTTATGAATAGAGCAGTTATCTTTACTCTGTCTGATAATTCTATTCACGGTCATCCACATCCTTTACAAACACCACCAAACATTGACAGATATTCATTAGCATTGTATTATTTCATAAAAGAACCTAATCAAAATTATTATCCGAGGAATGCAGTAGTTTGGCATGAGTTTTAATCACGTAAATATTGATCTCCCTAAACTTGAAAGGGAGACTATTGATGGGGTTCGCTATTATTCAGTTCCCGATGAAGAGGAACTTCTTAAATTAGTCTCTATCACATCAGTTACCAGTCACTTCAACAAAGAAATCTTTGTTAAGTGGCGTAAAAGAGTTGGCGTAGAAGAAGCAGAACGTATCACAAAACGTGCTACAAAACGTGGCACTGATATGCACACTCTGGCAGAGCATCACTTGAAGAATGAGGAACTCCCAGAGGTTCCACCCATCTCAAAGTTTCTTTTCAATATTGCTAAAGAAAAGTTAAATCTTATAAATAATGTTTACACTCTCGAAGGTTCCCTGTACAGCAAACAATTAGGCATTGCAGGGACAGTAGATTGTATCGCTGAGTATGACGGCGAGTTAGCAATAATCGATTTCAAAACTTCTGCCAAACCCAAACCACGGGAATGGATCGACCACTACTTTGTACAATGTATGGCATACGGTTGTATGTTGTATGAATTGACAGGCATTTCTGTCAAAAAACTTGTAATTATTATGGCTTGTGAAAATGGAGAATGCGTCGTTTATGAAGAGCGAGACAAATCAAAGTACATCAAACTTCTCACAGAATACATTGGAAAGTTTGTTAGAGATAAACTGG